CCACACCTCAAAAAACAATATTTGTCTGTAGAAAATTCTTATCTTTGAAACCCGCAACCTGAATCTAAATAATTGAAAACTACTATTGTAAAAATCTGTTGTAATAATTCTCTGCTTCTTCCCTAGCCAATGGCTCAGAAGAATTTTCCAACAATTGGAGTTCTTCATGATCTTGCTTGATCATGGCTCTCATCTCGTCGTATGTAAAGTACCACTGTATATTATTATTAAGATTTGCCCTATTAAATCTTTCTCTAACGTTCTCGTAAAATTCTCTTCCCACGAAAAATGAAAATCTAAATGCATCTGAATAATTTTGGATCAAAAGTTTTTCTTTACTCAATTTTGTGTCTGTCCTATACCAATTCATCAATTGATAAATAATTGATGTTTTTGGATAGGCACTATATGTTCCGTCCTCTTCTTTTTTAAACATGTGCTTCAAAAATTGAATTGTTTCGAAATCCTTAACAACAATCTCAGGCGTTTTATCTGCTGACGTGATCTCAAATTTCAACGAAGCGTAACCCCATACCAATGATTTGGCTGTGATATAAGGTCGAAACTTCTCTGAAACTGCCAGCGCAACATCATCTGCTGCGGCAATGATTTTGATATTGTTGTATATATCTGTTGAATTTGCCCACCCGTGTTTATTTGCTTTTTCAAGTATTCTCTTTGCAATCAAATAGATGAGCATAATATGTATATTTGTATTTTCTGCAAAAGTACCTGGATGTCCTGAAAGTAACCCTGAATTTTTACTGTAAACTACATCTTTAAAATGTACATCACAATCTGTGTAATCCACCACAAGAGCATGGCTTATTGTTCTGTAATCATATCTACACTTCTGGTCACGTGAAGCATATGCTTTGTCCATCAAACGCATCTTAGCTTGATCTGACATAGACAACCAATCCAAATTTATAGCAGATTCCCATGCTTTGACATCGTAATCAAAAACATAGTCCAAAAACTTCAACTGCTCTGCAATTTGGTTTCCATGTTGTTCCATATCAACTCCCATAGCGAATGACGAAGATTTTCCTTGTCTCCAAGCATTCTTCATAAGCAACTGTAGTGATTTATTGATTTTATTATATATTATTTGATGAATCATATTACCAGTTCCAACTGTCCTGGTTTTAGGATTCTCTATTTTGTTTGGACCAACCAATTCTTTTTTAACAAATTCCAACTTCATATTTTCTGGAATATATCCTGTTGAATATAAGTGTTCGTAAAGCTGAACATCTTTATAAACCACATCTTGAATAACATAAGTTTTCTGTTCCTGATCATAACGAATAAAGGGTTGTTTACCTGAAACTCCAGGCTGATCTGCATAAGGCAAACCAGCTGAAGAATGTATATTAATTGGGGTTGATCCTATTTCTTTTGTTCCTCTAATTGCATCTCTAGTATCGTAAATTCTCAAACTTCTAATAAAAAATGGAAATTGTTTTTCATAGTGCCTGACCAAAGCACTTATTGCGAATTCTCTTTCTTCGTCTGAAATATAAGGTGGTGAAAAACCATTAGACTTGTTAAGTGAAACTTTTAATGGGTGTCTAGCACCCTCTGGAATTCTACGATCTTTTGAATTCAAAATAGCTGGTTCTGTCTCCACATCGAATACGCCAAAGATAGGTGTTCTAGCAAAACCTGATGTTTCTGAAATACTTCTGTCTTTATTTGCCAAGCTAACATTTTCTTTCAAATCAAAGACCTCATAAAGATCATGATCTCTCGGTAATGGTTCTCCAAGAAAATGACAAACTTCCAGTTGTTCTGTCGTATCGAACTTCTTCAAACCCACATCCAAATCTTCTTGTGTTATAAAAACTCCTACTGGTTGATAAGTCAGCTGTGTCCTCTGAACTAACATTCCTGCAATGAATCTTGATTGCATCTTTGTATTATTATGTATTATCAGTGAACCACTATCTCCTGAAACTGTAGGTCCAATTGAATTTTCTGAAGACATTCTTATTTCTTGCGCATCTGAAGGGTTTGGAGTTGCATCCATAAGTTCTGAAACAAACAACTCTTTATTAACTCTGGTATTAAAATCCAAAACAGTCATGCCATTAAAATTACGTGGTGTTCTGTATCCTTGATATTGAGCTCTAAAAGTTGAAAAATTTGTGCTATCATTGCCCAAGTCCTCCTCTGTTATGAATTTTTTGGCTAATGAGACCATCATTCTAACTTTTGGAAAACAAACCAAAGCAGCATCCTTATCACCAATTTGCTTAAAATCTGACCTTTTGATATCCATAATATAAACACCATCTGAATTATCATTTGAAATTTTAGTTGGATCCAAAATCATAAGCTTTACTTTGGGTGGAAGTATCTTTGTAAAATGGAAGGGAACCATGAAAATATTACCCTTAACACAAAAACCATTAATCCAACTCTTAAGGTAAGTTCCTGTTTCGTCCAAAGTGCACAAAACAATCTGGCCTCTCTTTGCATATCTAACGTCTGCATCAAGAGACTGAAAAGCTGTATCTTCTGTTCTATTTGAAATTTTATTGTTTCTAATATTCTTGTTGTAAGCAACTGTATCTTCTTTACCAGCCAAAAGTCTACCAATGCCATAGAGAGATCCCCAAACGGTTACCATGGCAACGAAGGTCATCAGTCCTATTTGAATACCATTCCCAAGAGTACCCAGAACTGTTTTGAATAATTTAGTAAGAGCTTTTGAAACAACATCATAAACCTTTTCTGCTATGTTCTTCAATCTTTCCATATAAGTAATATGAATCAATTTTGCTCTTTGTCGACTTCTAAGTTTATTGATGTATTCCTTCATCTTACGATTGTCATCTTGCATCTCCATATCACGTAATGTTCCGAGCAAAGCCTTCACTTCTTGTGGATTTTCTGGTATCGTGCCTTCATACAAAGCTCTTTGTTTTCCTTTAAACTCATTGACTGTAAACTTCGTCACATCGAAAAGTGTTGCATCTGCTGCCGCAACTTCATAAGCAGTTCCTTTGCCCAAGTACACAAATGTCTGTCCTCGAGCATCTTTTCCTTCCTTAAGACATGTACAACCAACATTTGCGCCTGACTCCAATACTGTATCCTCATTTCCTTGCATGTCATCAAGCTCTTCATAAAGAACATGTGGATAAACATCAATAAGATGTGTTGCCTTCAACATATCTCTATATTCTTTCATTTTATCAAAATGACATTTGGGGCATTTGCTCATAGTAAAGGGTGTTCCATCTATATGATTGCTCACCACAAATTCACAATCTTCTCCTTGATGTTCTATTGCCAAATGACAGTCAGCAGAAGTATAACCTGTCTTAAAGCTATCAAAAACTTCACAAAACTTTTTAAATTCTGCCAAAGAAGCAGCCACAAGTCTATTCATAGGTCTATACTGTCTCTGCAAAACTGCTGGATCTGAAAAATCCATGTCTCTTGCTTTTCTAATGAATTCTGCCAATCTGACTATTTCTTTTTTCAATTTGCTTGTTTCACCTGTATTAATTGTTGAATTTTCCACTCTACGTATAATGTGTTCTATCTGACTTCTAATTTGTGAATATGCTCCTGCACGATTTGAAAGACGTGATTCTTCAACAAGAATATGTTTTTCAACCTTAACTTTCAAAACTGCAAGGAGTTGATTGTAGTCCAAATCAACATATGAAGAATTAATCGGAGTTTTCGGTTGTGTAGTGGGATCAAGAATTGTGAACATCAAATGTTCACTATTGTTTCGTGATATACCTGCTTCAAGAATCTTCTGATCATCAATTTTACCCATTGTGAGAAAATCTGGTCTAACTTTGGCCTCAACAAGTATTCTTCTACGATGTAAAGCTTTAGCATTCACAACATCATTGGGTTCTGGGAAAGGATTATTGGTATTTGAAATGACCATATTGAGATTGAATAACATCCCTTTATCTTCTATAGCTGCTTTATTGGCAATTGTAGGTTTTCCAGAAAATAAACCCAATTTAAACTGAATACTTTCTGGATCTTCTGCTTTGAAGAAATTCATTTCATCGATAATCATATACTTCTGACCATAATACAGGTCTCTATACTTCTCACTTTCCATACCAAAATATGTTGTATCATCATCGAAATCTGGCAAATCTTTAATGCCTTTTGCTTCATCAAGCTCCTTCTGTATCTTCTTGAATTGTTTGGCCAAATTTTTTATTGTATTCTGTGAAAGATCTGTTTTTCCAACACCAGGATCTGAAACAAATTGTATATGAAAAATTTCCGCACCTTGTATTGCAACTTGAAGAGCTGCTTTAACTGATCCATACATCTGTGTCATCTCTTTTCTCTTCTGAGCATATAATGCTCTTACAGATGGATCTTTGATTTCATGTATAAAAGCATCAATTTTGGGTATCTCCAAATAATCCCGCATAAAAATGATTGCAGCTGCAGTATCCGTTGCAAAAACATAATTTGAAACACCTGGCACGTAATTGGCTTTTTTCAAAAACTCTGTAACTATGTTCAATTTCTTGATATAAGTGTCTTCCTGTCTAAAAATGTAATGTTTAATATAATCAAAGGCAACCTTCAAAATTCCCATACAATGTTTAATAATATTTGCTATTGCCCCAAGTCCCAAACCTATAAAAGACATGTTTCTACAAACTTTAACAACTTTATCGCCAAGACCATTTGGTTTCTCAACTGCTTTCACTGAAAAATATCCAGCTACAGCCAATACACCAAGTCCGAGAACAACTGGAGATCCTTTTTCGATACCATCAATAATCGAATCCCACAAGGATTTCTGGTCTTCTTCTTCACCTTCAAAGATCTTCTTTACCTTCTCTGATTTATCCTCAATATCATGCTTCAATCGTTCTTTTTCTGTCTGCAAACTATCTTGTTCTTTTTGTAACTCATCTTCAAAGCTTGTATCTTCATTACTAAAGTAATCTTTTATACCTGTTGCCATTTTACCGATAATTCCAAAGAAGAAATCCAAAATACCACATTGCATTGCCAAATAACCAAGAATCAAAGCTTTAATCTGTTTAGAAGTTGTATTAACCCAAAGTATGTATGTAATAACCAAATCTGAAATATCCAATTTTATTTCCAAATCAAAACCAAATTGTTGAAAAACCCACATAAGAGCCTGCTCAAACAAACTGTTTGCAAGCATCTTAATACTGCCCAAAGTTGATGATATTGTTGAAGTATCAAATTGCATAAAACCTTTAGATAATTTTGTAAAACCCTGTGTCTCCAGCTTATCTGAAATTCTATTGGTCAAGTCTCTAATCTTTTGTGATGTGGCAGAAACTTCATTCTCCATTTTACTCATTGTACTCTTAAATGTCTGAATCGGTGATGTTATTGCATCAAGTGCCTTACGCCATGCTGATTTATCCTTAAGTTCTTCATCCATACCTTCCTTTGACGTGCTTGGTTTCTCAAAATCCAAAACAGTGTCTTCCAACATTGCACAATCTGTGTGCAAGTGAATCTGTTCAAGTCTTTTAAGATTATCTATTTCAGTTTCTCTACTATTGGCCTCACCTGTTTCATAATCCAATTCTCTTCTCTCTATTGCAAGATACATTATATCATACAAATTGTAAAAAACATTTTTTGGAAGTCCAAAGCCCAAGTTAATAGAAAGTCTAATCAATTGTTTCTGTTTTGTTTTCTGAAACTCAACTTCATTCTTAAACAGTTGAGCATATTGAATTATATCTTGTGTTTTCTCTGGTACTACAACAAGAGAAACTTCACCTTCTCTGAGAGTCTCTGGTGGTTGTGGAATAAAACAGTAATCTTGGTAACGCAGCGATCCCATCTTCACAACTATCTTCTTCAATGCTTCAAGTGATCCCTCTGGCAATTCCAAGGTATCAAGACTATCAAGTGGTGACAAACCGACAGTAATATTATTGACAAATTGTTTCAAAACCAACAATTCCCATGAATCTGGACACTTCTTATAAACTTGTGGTGGTCTCTTGAGGAGAGATTGAGCTTCATATGTCAAAACGACTTTTTCAGTCTCAAAACCTCTCAGATATCTATCATAATTCTCAATGACCTTCTCTATTGAATCAGCTTCTTCAACAAGTTGAACTGCCAACTCTTTCTTGGTCTTAATCATCTGCTCCATTCTTTCAAAATCTGGGGGAAAAGGCAAAATCATGTCAACGTCTTTTATAATTCCATATTTCTCAGAAGCCAAGATTCTCTCCAATTTATCCTGTAAACAGGTTTGACCATCATCGATAACATATGGTATTACTATTTGAAACTTTTTTGCATTGTCAAGCATATGCTGATAACACATTTCATTGTTAATGTCTATTGTGGAATTAAAAACTGACAAATCTCTAGCATATCTAATAAAATTATGTACAAAAAATATCCAAGCATCTGAGAAGAATTTATGTTCCTTCATTGTCATCATCTTAACGGTTGACATCAATGTAGCCATTTCGACAATCTGATCCAAGGTAAGTGATTTAACATACTGCATACCATTAAAAATATTTGCAATCAATTGATTTGTAACTTCCATATAATTTGTTCCTGAATAATGAACCAAAAGGGTATCTGCAGGCATAAACAAAAAACCTTCGCTATAATAAACATTGTTTGTAAGATTCTCCACAAACCATTGATAAGCATCCTCAAATCTAGTATGTTTCTGAAAACCGAGCTGATCTGTATATCTATATTGGAATCTCATCTGGATTCTCTTGTTAGCCTTAAAATTACGGGTCTTCCCGTATTTGCGGATCTTACCGCTAGTAGCCGCCAAGCTTTTATCGTTATTTTGTGTATACGAATTCATTGTCTATTAAATCAGTTCAATCTGAACAACTCTATGAGCTCTATCAACCCGACTCTTAGGTTTAAAGTTCTTTCTGAACAACTATTTGAATCTTGTATGCAACTGTGATTCAAGAACATAAAATTAATGAAATGATATCTTTGAAAATTCTAATATATCAGTAATTGTGTAAACTCACCCGAAGGATGTGCATTATTTCCTCTGAGAGCATGACTCAATACAGATTGTGGCTCTAACCTGACTGCCCTTTGGACTTCCGCGGGAGCTTCAATCTCATATCTCTTGCATGTGGCGGCGCTGTAGGTTTATCCCATAACACTTCCGGTTCCACCTTACTTTAGCGTACATGATATTGTTCTTATCAAGAGAAGGTCGTAAAGACATTCCCAGAGTTCGTATTACACAGCTGACATATTCATCAGTTCATTGAAATGATATGATATAAATATTTTAATGCTTTCTGTAACTGTTTTTCAGCATCTTCGTCCTCATAACCAGGACTCCATTCAATCTTTGCTGAATCTATTGAATTGATTGTTTTACTATCAAATGTTTTTGAAAAAAGTAATATTTGTTTTGCTCTTTCCTGAGGCACTGTAGGCACCATAGGATAAAGAGGCATGAAAAATGTAACTCTACTGTAATCAAAATAAACTGAAAGTTCAAAATCTCCACCATTTGTATTTGGCATAGAATTGGTGGGTCCAAAAATCAACCAATCTTCCAAGAATTGGGATTCCATTGTCTCTCTAGTTCTAACATTTGGACTTTCTGATGACGGAATATTTGACAAAAAACTAATCTTTTTATTAAAATCCAAAACATTTGTAGTAGGATTGTTTGTTGAAATAAGTGAAAGATTTCTATTAGTTGAAATATCAACCAAAGAAAATCCAGCCAGTGATCCTGCAAAAGTGTCTGTTGGCATATTCCTAAATCTAAGGCCTTGGTATTTCTCTGCTCCAACATAATAAATTCTCTGTACTCCTGTAATATGTGAAACAACCAAATGTCCTGTTTGACCAACATTTGAAACCAATCTAACTACTACCCCAACGCTGCCTTGATTAAACCTGTTAGACATATATTGCATTTGCTCAAAATTCGGAACAAATTTGTGCTCTATTGAAACAAAATTCAAAGCAGTCTGAGAAACCTGAACTGGTAAAAGATTTGTGTAAATATTTCTGAATTTATTTATATCTCCCAATAATAAATTTGCCTGTGGAATAAATCCATCTGTATTAATTCCAAACATAAAATCTCCTGTATCTAATTTCAAAGGTAATTTAACTTTAATTGTAATTCCTGTAAACTTCAAACCTCGAGTTTCTTGATCTGTAATAGGCTGTATCTTAACATCAGCCAAATTTGTAGTACCTACCGGATTTGTAATTGGTTGTTTATTTTGTGCATTGTCATTCATGCTTTAATCTTCAAATATCTACGTATCTGTTTAAAGATTTCATCTCTACTAGTACCCTCACCTTTCCAGGACTTCATTGAACGTAAAACATCCCTCAGAGAATATCTCTCCAAATACAATTTGTCAAATCTTCTGAAGAAAAGTGACTCTATAGGATCCTGATTTCTCCTAAGCCACCAGGGCTGAGGTGAAAAAGCTACTAAAGGAAAACTCTGATGTGGTACATTTGTATTCAAGCCTCTTGAATGTAATTGAGAAAGTGTTCTAATAATTGGGTAAACCCAAACATTAACTTCAAAATTTGGGGGTTGTAAATTGTTGTGTACAAATCTACTCTTCAGTTTCAACGATAAACTAGTTGTAGGCAAAAATATTGGAACATATTGTGTAACCTGTCCATCTGTATCAATTCTAATTGAATCATTATTTGACAACTTTGTAACCATCTGATAAAGAGGTGGAATCAAAACTATAACCTTATGAGGGCTGTCAAATGTAAACTGTACATTTTCAAAATTATATGAACTTGTTTCTGCATTGCCGAATTGCAATTCGCCTGCATCAATATTACCATCAAAATTATAAAGTTGAACGACTTCAACTCTTGAATCTGTAACTTTGATAGGTTCATATTTTATCATCCACTCAATATTTGAAAATGTTGCAAAATAAGCCTCTTTCATAACTTGAGGTAAGTAGATTCTAGCGCCATGAATATCTATATCGGACGACCAATGATCTCCAAAGGGTCTATAAGAATTCCAATTAAATAAATCTTTACCTATATTATCGGAATCTGATATGATAAACCTTCCTGCATAGACCCACTGTAGTTGATTCAAATTCTTCTCATCAAATGGTAAATTATCCAGCGGAACTGGTGTCTCTACTAAAGTTGAACTAACTCCTAATGGAACTTCCGGATTTAATTGCCCCGAGGGGGGATTTGGAAACGTTGTGTGTATCTGGTTCATTGTGGTGAAACTAAATTACCTGATGTTGACTGGACCATGTTATCATTCTGCATTGCCATTGGCATAACTGTTTCGGCTATTGCTCCTGTAGCAATTCCTGCTGCACCAAGCAGGGGGTCGCCTGTAGCCAAGCCTGCAAACATCAAACCTGATCCAACTGTAGCTGCTATCTGTTTATTAGAGAAATTCTGTTGATCTGTAATATCATGACCAACTGCAACTCCTTGTTCTCCTAGACCTTTTCTTTCAAGCTCCAACTGATTCTGATCAACCATTGACATTATATTGGAATTTATCATAGGCACTGCCATTGTAAGCGCTGATGCTGCTGATCCCAAATCTAATGCTCCTTCTTCAGTTGATCCTTCAGATTGTACAACTTCTGTGAAACTCGATTTACCCTCAATGTCTGGTAAACCAGCATTATGAACATCAAGATCAGACCCAGGAATGTTAGTTGTTGTGTCATTGGTCTGGATATTGGTATCTCCGGACTTTTCGCCAATACTACGCTGATTAAACTGACTATTAAAACCTGCCGAACTAAAGTGTGTATTGTAATATGAAAATGTTTCATCTACTGGAATGGATCTAAAACTACCTACTTTTGTAATATTTCCTTGAATAGTCTCATTAAAAGCATTAAATGTCTGAAATCTATTGTTTGAATCTACCGAATTAACATAATTAGACCATGTGTCTTTTGAAATCAAAAATTTAGACATTAGAATGATCTTCCTGAATACCTAAAACCATCTAATTTAATCGAAACCTGCATTGGAACCTTCAAAATAGTCGACGTAGTCTGTAACTTATTAAATGTAAAAAATATCAATCTACCCAATGAATATTCTCTGACTGCTGAATTCTGAAAAATAGCGTGTTGTGCCATTGCATGTCCACCTGGAACTTTGGTTTGTCTCCTAAGACAATCAAAAGGTATTATATTATCAATTACCATTGAGACCGATTCTGTATCTCTTGTGTCAAATTCAACATAATTGAATTGTGTCAGATTTTCCAAAGTCTGCACATCAACATTGTACAAACTGTAAAAGTCTGCACTAAATGCTGGGTCATAAGCAATAACTATTTTGCCTTGGTACATAGCATTAGTATTCTTGGATATTTGGAATGTAACTGAGTCAAAGTCAAAAAATGCTGCGGGGGGCTTCACTGGAACCGCCCAATTCATAAGATTTGAAACTGTTAACTCTAAAGTCAACAAATTCCCTGAGGAAGTTGTCAACCAATCTTCACTCACAAACATTCTTGAAACTGATGCTAGTGATGACCATGAAATTGGTGTAGGATTTGGTAACCTTGAGAACGGTCTAACTATTCTGGTATCTTGACCATAATTTGTTGTTAAAACTTGTGTTGTTGGTCGAACTATTTTCTTTTGACCTGGATTTTGTTCAACTACCGGTTGTTCAAGTTCTGGATTTGTATCTATTGCTGACATTACTATTAAATTAATTAAAAACTGCTGGGGGAATGTTTCGTAATTAACAAACTTAAAATAATAAATGAAAATATTAAGGAACAAAATTTGTTTCAAATAAAATTACTAAAATAATAAATGATAACAAAATTGTTCAATACTATAAAGAATCAAAGGTATTTTCAGTCCTAGGATTCAAAACGAAGAAGCGAAATTTAAGTCAAATATAACTGTTGGCAACATATAAAATCAAGTGCTATTACAGTGTTAATATAAAGCAATATAAGTGTATATGCATGAACAGATTATAAGTAATCATAAAATCGCTTCTAGGTAATAAAAG